CATTGTAGCACACTAGACGTCAAACGCAAAGGCGCCAAAAGAAAAATCATATAAAAACCTGCTTACCGAATCGCTTTGCTGTCCGCTTCGCGGTTTAAAAATCTGCGTTACCGCTTCGCGGGAAATTGGCTTTCCGCCAGCCATTGCTGGAATGAATGCAGTTCCACATCAGCACACTCTACATAATCTGAATTGTTATGATGTTTGACTTTGCCTCTGCCTGATATTACATCTCCATCTCTGTAACTGAAAGGCTTTTTTACTGTAATGTCTATGTATTCACCTGGACCTACTCCAAGTGTTACAAATGTTATGTACTTGCCGTTTTTACCTCTGAACACTCTACCATTAGCAACAACTCCTGCAAACTCTACATAATCTAAATATTGTGTTGCAACTTTGCACTTAGGTATAAATCCTCTTCTCCACCAACCAGGTTCATTGTCTACACCAACTCTCTGTGCTTCAATATTGTAAACCCAACGTCTGTATGAACCTTCACAGTGTTTTAAACAAGCCTCCCAAAATTTTTGAGGATTGTGTGCTTTCTGATATGCTAATGCCCAAATCAATCTTCCAAGATTTACTGCGTGTGCTCTGCACAATCCAAATCCTGAAAGTGTCATTAGTGTGTCTATTGCTTCTTGCTTCTTAGGATGATTACCTAGTTTTTCTACAAACTCTAATATTTTTTCATCTTTACGTTTAGCAAATGCTCTGCGATACATATCTGCTTCATACATATCAATACCTATAATTTCAGAAATAATTTCAATAGCATCATCTTCGAACACAATACTATCTTGTACTCCGTCTTTTGTCCAGTCATTAAACATTGATGCTTTTTGTCTTCCTGTAAGTGCTACAGGTCTTATCATGGCTGTTGCAAATACACAATCATATACACTTTTAGGTTGTATTGCTCTAAACAGTCTACGCATTGCCGGAGACTCTCCTTGTGTTACTCCTAGCACATCACCTCTGCGTAAAAGATTGGCTGTTGCTTCATCTTCTTCAGGATAGTCTGTTAAATTTTTATCAGGATCTATTTCTAATAACTGACTCAAACCTCTGTTTGCAAGTATGTCAACTTTTAAATGTTCTAAGTCTTCTACTTCGTATTTGTCTAAAAGTATTTGATTGTCTTCGCTGATTAAACTTTTAGGAAGTTGTCTATCGAACATGATTACTCCACCACAGTGTTTAGATATACATCTTTTCTTTCCCAACAATTTTTGTTCAATACGTTTTGCTTCTTTAGGATCTACGTCGTAATCTTCGTATTTAAAATTACGTGGTAAGTTTCCTTTTACACCTAAACGTTTTGCCGCTTCGCGTTTTGCTGACTTGGGTTGATAGGTTACATAATTCGAAATACGTGCAGTCTTGCCAGGCCATTTTTTAAAGATACGTTCCATAATATCTTTTTGTCGCCAATGTTCAAAGTCTATGTCTACGTCTGGTAAGTCATCACGCAGTGGATTTAAGAAACGTGCAACAGGTATATTCCACTTAACTGGGTCTACATCAGTTATTCCTAACAAGTAACACACAAGAGATGAACCTGCCGATCCTCTTGTCATATGTTTTACATCTTGTGTTATGTCTATGATATCGCAAATTTTTAAGAAGTATTCTGTGAATCTTTGTTTTAGTATTAGTTCAAATTCTTCTGCGAGTCTTTGTTGGTACACTTCACCGTTGGGCATTTGCCTTTTAAAACGTTCAGTGAGCCTTTGTATATTTTCTAAATCTTTCATTGTTTGCCTCTCTGCCTAAAACAATATTTATGTTTAGAAAATTATTGGATTTATGATTTTGGTAAAATGTTCAAGCCGTAATATGCCATGAAAGGTGCAAGGAATGTGCCATCACTCAATTCTTCAGAACTCCATTGAATACTAGTTAAACAATTAAAAATTTTTTGTCTTTCTAGACCTGAAGGATAATATAAATCATTTATTTTAGCAATACTGTCTACACTGTAATCTGTTAGCACACCAGGAACTAAAGATATCACAGGCACTCCCTCCCTTAATGCTTCTGTAACAGCCATGGTGTGTAAACTAATAACGCAATATATGTTGTCCAAAGAATCACAAAAACCTCTTGAACCTCTAGACTTCTTGTTTCCTTTTTTTCTTATTTTTATAGGTCTATTGGTGTACTTCTTAACTTCGGATTCAACTTCTGCTATCCATTCGTCAACAGATTTTTTAATTCCATAAAAGTCTAATCCGTTTTGACTAGGAGCAACAATATAAACTTGTTCACCCTTTTGCCATTTTTTAATTGGCATATTAAATTTATTAAACCGTGTATTATCAAATCCTTGTTTAATTTTAGTTACTTGATTTTCGTTAAAGCAAACTCTCCAAAACTTTGGCTTCCACCAATTGCAGTAACCTTTTTCGACATTAATATAATCAATTCCTTTTGCTTCTAATTTTTGATGTATTCTTGGATCTTCATGTCCACCAACTCCACCAAGTACAACCAAATCGTCTTTTGTAATATCAGCATCTGCACTTACAACCATAGGCAGATAAAATTCACGAGAAATATTATTTGCTATCCATGTGGAAGTTTCTGTTGACGTTCCTGTATCTAAATCTTTTGGAACAACTACTCTTGAGTAAGATTTATTCATTTTCATCAAGGTTCTTTAAGAAGTCCCTTAATTTAGTTTGATCTGTGTTGTCAGTGTTTACTCTGCCTACTGTATCACCTTTTCTTGGATCGGGTGGAGTAATTTCTTTTGGAGCAGATGTATCTTCAGTAATTGTGGAAGTTTGTTTTAATGAATTGTAGATTGTGCTTTTACGTTTGTCAAACTCTTGATATTCTGCATCATCACCTAAGTCTCTAATACGCAAACTATCAACATCAAATTCTAAATCAATCTTCATACCAACACCACTCGAACTTCTAGTTTTCATTAATTGTATTTGATATCTACCACGTTCTCTCATTGCTCTACTTGTGAATATACCAAACACGTTATCAGCAGTTTGTATTTTACTTAAACCACCTGCTATGTGCGAATGATCAAATTCAATTTCTTCAACTGCACCTCTATTCAACTGTGATGCTGTTACAAAGATTACGTTCAACTCCATAGCCAAGTTTCTCAATTCTTCTGAAACAAATTTATCTTTCACAAATAAATCACTCGGACTTACTTTTTTGTTCATTGGCATCATTAAGTCTAAATAATCAACAAGTATCACATCTAGTTTAACACCTGTTTTAATTTCATATTCTTTAATCCAACTTCTTAAATCATTTGTAGTTTTACCACTTGGCATATACTTAATTTGCAACTTACCTGATTTTTTGCCAAGCAATTTGACTTTCATCTCAACACCATCTAAGTCTTTAAAAATTTCTTTTGTGGGCACATCTGTTAACATAGAATCTACTCTCATACTTACAAGTGGCTCACTTAATTCAAAAGTAATGTATGCAACATTCATTCCACTTAATACCCAGTTGCAACCTAAGTTTGCAAGGAACAAAGACTTACCTGCACCCGACCCACCTGCAAAAATATTCAATTCACCTTTGTTGAATCCACCGAACAATCTCTTGTCTAGTGTTGCCCAACCTGTGCTTACCTGACCATTTTGATTTTTCAATCCCATTAGTCTTCCTTTGGGATCTGCAAAGTAATCTGTACCTATGTCTTTATGTAATCCTATCTGTACTGCCTTCTTAACCAAGTCTTCAACTGGACCATATTCACCTTTTTCAAGCATATCAGCAGATTTTAAAATTGCTCTTTCTAAACTTTTGTGTCTAACAAAAGTTTCAAAATCATTTAGCAACCAATCAAAATGTTCTTCAGTAAGTTGTTCAGTTTGTTTTAAATCAATGTTGTTAGATTTGTTTACAATATCATATGTTGGCAACTGATTGTAATCAGTCACATATTTGTTTATGAATTGTGCTGTGTCTTGAAGTTTTCTATCAAACAATGAATAATCAAATATAGACTGACAACGCACGAATGTTTCTGCGTTTTGCAACATCATCTCCAGATACAACTTCTGGATGTCATAACCATAATCTTTATTCTGTTTTGCCATGTTCCTTATTATAC